TTTGGTGTTTCAACAGATTTAGTAGGCTCAGTAGACTCAGTAGGCTCAGCTACTTCAACAATCTTTTCTTTTATAGAATCAATTCTTGGAGCTTCTGGCTCACTAATTCTTAATACTTTTTTACCCCATTTTTTAGCTAAAGCACTAATGAAATATCATAATTTTTGCTCAACTTCAAATTTTCCATTAGGAACTATATGTAGTTGACCATCATATGTTATTTCAAATGGTTCTTCTAGAGATTCTAGAATTAATTTATTATACATATTTTCTTATTTAATTAATTAAAATTTTACACTTCTTTTAAATGTAATAACATAATCATCAGCAGCAGCAACTGTTTGCTCTGGTCTGATACAATCTCTTGCGATAACTACAGAAGTAGCATCAATATTCTGTGTTTTAGTTGCACCTGAATCAATCCAATTAATGTTTTTAATATCAGTAACTGCACTGATTGCATCTGGTAAACCAAATGATGCAACGTCAGCAGCAATAGCTACTCCGACGTCAGCAGTATCACTAGCAGCGGCATTAGTACAAACAATTTTAATACTTGTAATAGTTGCAAAAACTTGAGTACCTGCAACTGCAGTTGCCTGAGTTACACTAGTTACTTCAGTAGCAGCAACACCAAATTGGTCTGTACCAACTACAGTGAAGATACCAGTTAAAGTAGCACTTGCGGCATCTGTTAATGTATATAGTAAGTTTCTTGGAGTATCTAAGATTGTTCTTGCTACAGTACAAACAATAGTACCACCAGCTGAAATATCTTCAGCAGTAACAATGCTATCTACAGCAACGTCTGGTTTCAAAATAACAAACTGTTGTCTTTGTTTGATAGCAGCAGATGTTAATCCTTCCCTAACAATATTTTTATCTCTAATCATATTTTTATTATTATAGTTTTCCCCCTCATTCAAATAGAATAAGGATACTTTGGCGGTTCTTTACTGGAGCCGCCAAGACAGTTGTCCAAATGGACAAGAAACTAAGCTACTAGGTTACGAGCTACAGCACACTTGTTCGGAGCGGAAGAAGCTAGATTAGCATAATAACGTAAGGTTGCTTGATATGAAGCAGTGGTTGCACTTCTAGAAAGAATTGCACCATCATCCTGTAAGAAAGCCATTGGTTGCATTTCTTCAACGGATAATACAGATGGATCAATGAAGAACATGTCTGTATAAGGAGCATCATAATCAGCTAGTAAAGCTAAGTCATTAAACTTAACACCAGTGAATCAACCCTTTAATTCCATTGTATCAGTATAACGTCTGTCAGATGATAATAGTCTACCATAAGCAGAATATAAATCAAATCCAGTTAAAATATACTTAGGATCACCTTTCTTTTTTGCCTCTAACATTGTATCAAACATGATAGCTTCTGTTAAAGATCTGTTAGATGCTGCACTATTTGCATATGACTGCCACCAAATATAAGTAGAACGTGATAGACCTTCAAAAGTAGTAACATTTGTTGAGTCATCAATAAGTCCTTTAAGACCCATTATTTCACCATTTCTATTTGATACAGTAGAAGTTGAACCATTATAATGAGCTAAGAATACATAGTCATTATCAGCTACTCAAGTTCCTGTAGCTGTAGTAAATGTATTACCATCAGTAACAGCAGTAACTCTAGTATATACTTCACTTGTTGCACTAGAAGCAGATGAATCAAACATAATAGGAGATCCGATACCGTCTGCACCTGGTTCTACATAATCAGTAGGATTCTTACCTACCATAGGTGTATCTAAATCAAATGTTGGTTGACTACCAACTCCATTTACACGACAAATTACACCAGTACCATCACCATAACCTTGACGACTTAACTGTCTTTGCATGTCAGCTTTAGCACCTTCATACTCTGTTTGTAATAAATCTACTAAAAATTCTTTACTATTTTTACCAGCTTGGATAGCATAGTCTGTGATATTAACCTGATGAAAATTTAATTTCATTGGGATAGTAGCCTCTAAATAACTTTGCTTACCAGCAGTCGGTAATGTAATTGATTCTCCACCAGCGGCTGAACCAATATTACGTCCATAATGTACCTTTAAGTACTTATTAGTTGTTCCACGTTTAGTGGCTAGATTTTTTGCTATATTGTTCCAAAGAACATTTTTTGAAAATACTTGTTCAGCAATAACTGAATCATATACCTTCATTCCTAAATTTAAGGAATTTGCTATTGATTGTCCCATATTTTTTTTATGCTTCGTCAACAGAACTTAATGCCTCTAAAATGGCACTTTTAATTTCTTGATCACTCTTAGGAGTAATAGACTCTGGAGAATGTTCAGAAGAAACTCATGATGGTTTTTCAGCAGAAACGTCTCATTTCTTTTTAGATAGAATTTGTTTTGTTTCCCAATTTATAATGTCATCTTTATTCATTAATAAAAATGCTTCTTCTGGCATAAGATATAACTTACTATTTTCTCTTTGCCATGCAACGACATCTTCGTCACTATACTTTGGTTTTCAATCTTCTCAATCCCATTTTTCTTCCATTGTTTTAATCTGAGTATCAAGCTTTTCTTTTAATTGCTTTTGTTCAGATTCTTGAGTTTTTTCTTGTTCTCTTTTGCTGTACCAGTCTTCTAACTGATCTTCAGTCATAAACTTTGGTTCAACAACCTCTGGTTTAACTTCTTCTGGATTAAATGCATTTTGCAATTTTTCCACAAAAGGTTTAACCTTGTCTAATTCTTCCCTCAACTTTCACTTTTCATCTCGTTCTATTGAGATAGCTTTGTTAAGATTCTCGATTTGTAAAGAGAGTTTTCACTCATCAACAACTTTTGTCTTTTCCTCTGGTTTTTCTTTTTCTTCTGGTTCTTTCTTTTCTTCTTTAATTTCTTCCTTAACTTCCTCAGAAGGTTTTGACTCCTCTTTTACATCTGGCGATGATACTTCTTTAGATTCCTTTTCTGCCACAGGAGCAGGGGTCGAATCAATTGCCTCAGATACCTGTGTTTTTAATTCTTCAATCATACATTCTTTGAATTAATGACTAACGGAACTTTGATAACGCAGTCACTGGTCTGCGATCATTAATTATATTAATTATTACTTATTTTTTTTCTTTGCTTTATATTGTTTCATTCTTGTTTTTTCAACTTGTTTTTGAAGTTTTGAAGCTTCAGTATTATATTCTTTCATTGCTGGATCTTTTCTATTAATTTCTGGCCATGGATTAGAACCTTTTTGTTTCTGATCTGGTCGTATTTTCATAAAGATCTTATCTGATTCTATTTTAGCTTTTCGTCTAACTTCATTCTTTTCTTTTCTAGTTTTTCAAGATATTGCATCTAGAACTGTTTTTTTTAAACTTGACATATTATTTAAATTATTAAATTATTGAACTACTTGTTCTTGAGGAGCTTGCTCTACAGGTTGTTCTCAAGATTGTGCAAACTGTTCCTCGTTCTGTATATGAGCATCGAACAATTCTTTATTCTGATTATATGCGTCTTGATTCTCTTGTATAAATTGCATATGTAATTGTGTATGTTCAGGAAGCCATAAAGCTTGAGGTGTCATTGGAACTTGCTGTCCAGATGCCATTTGCATATTTTCTTGATCTGCCATTGATGCTGAATCATCTGGTCAATTAGCTTCTGAACGATGTGCTTCTTTTTGTTTAACCATTTCTTGTTTAAACTTCTCATCTTTAACTTTTTGCACACGTTCCATTATATCAGATATATTACTAATATTAAGATATTCCATTAATGTTTCAGGATCAATTATTTCAGCTTCAGCTAATTTAAAGATTAATTCTTTCTTAGCATCTTCTGTATAAGCAATTTCTGGAACAATAACAACCTTAACCTCTCTAGGTTCAACTACAACAGTTCAACTTGGTTTTATTCATGCTTCAGATCATATATATTTAATATTCTTTTTTCAATCAAATATTTCATCTGATGTTATTTGAGAATCAGAAATTATTTCTAAAATAAATTCTCATACTTCAGAAAGAAAAATCTCAAGGTTCTCAACAGGTTCTGCTACAGTAGATGCATCAGCTGCTTGTAGAGCTTCTAAGCCCTTACCAGACTGTAATGACCCTGGAGCTTTACCTAATGAAGCTTCTCTTATACCACCAAACTCTTCTATCCATCACTCAAGACTTTGCATGTATTGAAATGGAGTTGATGGTAATGGAGGTAAATTTTGTAATACTGGAGCAACATTACCTTTATATGTCATTTTTTCTGCTCACTTATCAGTAATAGTAGAAACTTCAGTTCCTCTCTTAATTATATACTTACCAGCTAACATTCTTTGAATATAAGATTCAATTTGAGAAGCAACCTTATCTAATGACTTATTAGGAGAAATTAAATCTTTAATCCAAGGATCACTATAAATTGCATTAGAAGATCTTTCTGGATTATATATAAAGAATGGAAATCTCTTATAAGGAGTATCTTCAACCATTAATATTTGATTTCCAGCTGATGTTATTTTTTTAATAACAACATTTTTATTTTCATCAATAAATCTATACCATAGTTCCTTTACTATAATACTCTCCATATCTTTTAATTCTTTTGTCTGATTATATTTTTCTTTTTCTAATACATCTTTATAATCACTTGCTCATTCTCTATTGTCTGCAGTTAACTCTCAATCAACTTTATATTTTTTATTATTCTTTAAAGATGATACTGATTTTTTAATTGCCTTTACAATAAACCTTCAATTTTGAACTGTAGTTCAATATGGATCAAAAAATATATCAAATGTATCATCTGCCCAAAAGTCTAAGTATGTTCATCAGTCTCTTTCAGTTAATCATCATTCTAATATTCAAACAGATGTCTTTAATGAATTTATAATAACATCAGTTAATAATCCAGGAAATTTTCTTGTTTCATAGACATTTTGAAGAATCTTATTATACTCTAATGCTTCTTTTAATTGCTCATCTTCTCAACCATTAGGAGCTACCTGCCACCTAGGCTGATTTCTCTTAATAAAATTCTTAACACCTCTAACTTGTGTTCTTATTTTATTAACAGTTCTTCTTACTTCTCATTCTGAAGCAGGTATATTTTGTATCCTATTTGTAGACTTATTAAACACAATCCAATGATCTCATCTAACAAATCTTTCATTGATATACCAATCTCTTTGTTGTTTTAAATAATGCTTTTTTAATGATTCATATAATTGATCAATAAAAGCAGAGTATTTAGATCACTTTAATCAAGTAGGAATATCTTTTTGTAGGTCTGATAATTTCACAATGTTATATATTAGTTTCTAATGACGATGTAATTTCTTTCTCTAACTCAAAATATGCTTCTGATGTTATAGGAAAGAATATTTGTAATTTCTTATCTGCAATTTTCTTCTCAGGAAATACAAGTCTATATCCTGGTTTATCTAATCTTTTAAAAATTGCTATATTATTAATCTTTAACCTTGAATTAAGAATACATGAAGCAAATCAAATATGTCATTTATTTTCAAGTATACGAGTAATAACTACTTTTGTTATATTGAATTTTTCCATATTTTCCATATTACTATTTAGAAATTGCTCTTAATAATTGTTCTGGTTCAACCTGATCTATTTCAACTAATTCATCTTTTATAACTTCCTTCTCTTCTTTCTTTTCTTCATACTCTGGTAAAGAAGAAGAATATTCTCACAAAGAAGATGATTTAATTGAAGTAGTTAATTCTCTTATTAGTATAATATTTTCTTTATTCTGATTTTTATTTTCATAGTATTTACTTAAAAATATATAAATCAAAAATGAAACTACAACTGTTATTAATCAAACATTTTCCATATTATTCTTTTACTTCAGCTAACGAGATTGCAACAGAACTTGTTAACAATATTCAAGCAGTTGAAATGGCATTTATTAATTCATTTTTTACAACTTTAGTTGGATCTATAATTCCACTTTCAAATAAATTTTCATAATTCATTGTAAGAGAGTTATATGATATATCTGATTCAATTACTTTTCCAAGTATTGCATCAGCATTTTCTCAACCATTTGTAATTATTTTCTTAAATGGAGATTGAATTGCATTCTTAACAATTTTAATTCCTGCTAAAAACTCCTGTCATTCTCACTCTAATTCTAACATACTTGAACATCTTAATAATGCTGTACCAGCTCATTCAACAATTCCTTCCTCAATAGCTGATTTAGTAGCATTTAAAGCATCTTCAATTCTATATTTAATTTCTGATTGTTCAGTATCTGAAGCTCATCAAACTTTAATATTTGCAGCTTTACCAGTTAGTTTAGATAATCTTTCTTTTAACTTTTCTAAACTAAACGAATCTTTTTCTCATTCCATTAATGTTTTAACTTCATCAATACGTTTAATAACATCTCATTGTCAACCAGTAATTAATGTACTATCTCTTGTTATTGTAACTTTATCACATGTACCAAAGTCTTCTAAACCTCATTCTAATGTTTTTTTACCTTGTTCGTCTCCTAAGACATTTGCTTTTACCAATGTAGCTAAGTCAAACATTAAGTCTTTCTGATATCAAGCAAAGCTTGAAAATCTAACTGGTACACATATAAACTTTCACTGAATACGATTCTGTATTAGAAATGCAAGTGCTTGTCATTCTATATCTTCTGCAAACAAGACAACTTCCTTCTTATCAGCTGCTAACAATTTCTCAAATAAAGGTATTAACTGAGATTGCTGTGAAATTTTATCTGATGTCATTACAATAACAGGATTCTCTAATTCACAACTTAATCTCTTTGGGTTATTTATAAATATTGGAGTTCAATATCAACTTGGAATTTTTGTTCCACTTACATATTCAACTTCTGTATTTAATGAATTACTTGCAGTAACTGTTATAACTCAATCTTTTCAAATTTCATCTACCACATCAACTATTAATTCTCAAAGTTCTTTATCATTATTAGCTGAAATTGTAGCTATATTTAATTTATCTTCTTTCGTTTTTATTTCTTTTGATAATCAATTTAAAAGTTCAACAACTTTTCATGAAGCGAAATCCATTCATCGTTTAATTAAAATTGGATTCATTCATGATGAAACATATTTATTTCATTCATTCATTATATTTTGTAAAATGCATACAGTACTAGTTGTTCCGTCTCCTGCAACTCTATTAGTATTCTCTGCGGCTTCCCTAGTAAGCATTACTCACATGTTCTCAAATTTGTCTTTAAGAAACACTTGTTGAGCAACTGTTACACCATCTTTGGTTACTGTAGGATATGAAGTCTCTTCATAAATTACATTAGTACCACGTGGTCATAATGTTGACGTTACTGAATCAGCAACTACATTAATACCTTTTAATATTTTCTCTCTAGCTTCTTGTCAAAATAATATTTTTTTATACATTTTTTTCTATAGTGCCTATAATATCCTCTACATCGAGGAAATAGTAGTCTACACCATGATAAGATAATTGATAAAGTGAGTATCTGCCAGTAACTATAACTTCTCATTCTTTATACTTTTCATCTCAATTTGAGACTACTGTACAAACAATTAGACGTTTATCATCATCTGCTTCACTCACATACATGTCAGAACCAAGTTCTGTATTTTTATTCCTAGTAACAACTAGGATACCACTTTTTGGATTTATCATATACTAATACTTATTTTTTAATCATGTCAACTTTTTCAGCTTCAACTGTTTGTTCCTCTAAAAATTTAAATTTAATCATTGGTAGAACTTCTTGACCTCCAATTGTTTGTCATATAACACAGTTAGCTGCGTATAATTTAATATTAAACTTTTTTTCTAAGTCTAAAATTTGTTTTTCTATTTCTCTTGATTTTTCTTTGTTTGTCATACTTTTTAATTAATCATCAAGATCCCAGCTATTTATTATAGCTTTAGGACGTAAGATGTTTTTTATATCTTTTTGAATTCTTGTTAATTTTAATTGTTGTACTGTAGGCCTTACTGGTCTAGTCATTATTATATATCTTAGAGCATCAGGTCAATGATCATTTTTCTTTACAGGTTTATCTGGTTGATTATGATCTCTTGCCATTTTCTCTGAAATAGACTGATATTTATATTTTGTAAACTGTTCACATAATACTGGACATCTATCTACAAAAAAATATAAATTAGACTTTCAATGCTTATCTAATTGTAAATATTCTCTTATTCTTGTTATTCCTGAATCTACATCATTAATACCAGCTTCGAAATCCCAACCATTATCATAAAAGTCTTCTATTACTGAATATGCTTGTTCTTCTCAACCAATGCTCTTTGTTCTATTCTTTGCTCTAGTAGTAGGATCAATTACCATTAATTGAAAGGTATTTCTAGCAAATGTTCTCCTTTGGTCGAATGTAAACTTACTACATATATTCTCTGGTGTTATACCAGCACTAGGATTACATTCAGCTAAATAAGGTGCAAACTTCTTAAACATTCTTTTAGAAGAAACAGATGGTATTGAAGATTCAGCAAATTCATCAATTATGTATAGACTTCAATCTGAAGTATACTTAGCTATAATTGCATGTGTTGGATTTCTTTGTCAGAAGTCTAATCAAAGTATATATTCTCATTCAATTGGTTTAGAAACAATAAAGTGTTCATTTTCATCAAAATCACAAAACTCTTTTCAATATATTAACTTACCAGACTTAGTAGTAAAGTCAATCTCGTATTCCTTATTCCACTTGGATATAGGCATACTTTCCTTTTCAGCCTCATACCATTCTTTTCAACTACTAGTCTCTGGATTCTTATCAGGATCAGATGTATAATGAACTGCTAATATATGGAATTTATTCTTCTCATTTCTCCAAAACTTTATTCATTTTATAGTTTCTTCTCTGTGTATTTCTTGATACATTTTATTTAAATAATTCTACTATTAATAATATAATTGTTCAACAAAACATTAAAAACATTCCTAATTGAAAAAACAACATAAATACATTTTTCTCTATATACATTTTATTATTATTACATTTCTAAAGTATCTTCTACCATTTCTTGAAAAAATGTATTATCTTCAGCAGTTGATACTATCGTTAATCTTACTCTTCCATGTGAAATAGCAGGTTTAACTGCAGCATAAGCAGATTCCATCTCTGGTTGAAATGCAGCTTCATCAGAAAACATTCAACTTAACGTATGCATACGAATAACGTCACCACCTTGAGGTACACCTATAATTGCAGAGTCTATCATTGGTAATTCAAACTTATTATATACATGTAAACCCTTATTTTGAGGATTACACGTTAATTCTATATATTTATCTCAAGTATAGAACCTTTTCATAAAGTCTGGCTCATTTTCCCAGATAGTTCTTACACGTTTTACTAGATAATCTGCATCATCAGCCATTTTTGACTGAAAAGCAGTAAATCTAGCTCTATGAAACTGTGTATCCCACAAAAACAATGCAACAATTAACCAACTAAGCATCATTTGCCTAGTTTTAGGTATAATAAGAATCTTGTTCTTCATCCATTTGTCTACAATGAACTTAATATACTCTTTATCAGGAAACGGTTCATTACAATTTGTATCATCTCAATGTACATTCAATGTTCTTGCCCAATTTGTGAGCCAATAGTATGGATCATTCTTACATTTCATCCATTCTAAATGTTTTAGTGTTTCAGACTTTTTTAACTTCTCTAAATATTCTATGCTTATCATAACTTTCTGCCAATTACTTCTTAATTTCCTAAAGACCCGATAAATAATTGTTTCGATAAATGTTGCTGTACATCGGGTCATATGATACTCTAAACTTAAGTTTAGTTATCTGTAATTACAGTCTATTTATCGGAGCTATAGGAAACTAAATTTCCTTTAGTAATTTTTCCCTTAAGATCTCTCTATCTTCGTCTGTTAAGTCTGATACTTTTATATTGTCTTTGTTATCATCTTCTTCATCAAGGTTAGGTTTTTGTTCCTTACCTCATTCCATTAAATAACCAGTTAACTTTGATAATGTCAATATAGCATTATTACGTGCTGACCAGTCGGGAAGAGTATCTCATGATTTGTAGTCTTTCTTAGTAGCTCAAAGCATTTCTTTCAATACCTTTATTAATGTAGTCTTATCAACTCATTGTGTCTGTCATATAAGCTTAAAACTTCATTCTACAACATCTATGTAGTTTCTTACATGATCTTTCTTTAATAGCTGTGAAGCTCATACAGCTGCACTTTTTATGTCTTCAGTTTCATATACAAAAGAATAAGCTTTTGTTCAATTATAGCCATTCTTTACATATTCTTCACAAAATGCTCTATTCTTTACGTTTATTTCTTTCATATTATATTGCTTAGTTGCGGTGATCAGATTCGAACTGATGACCTTTTGATTCTTACAATCTAATGATATATGTTAATTCCAATTTATATTATTTATTATCTTATATATTACTGGTCTACTTACTCAAAATTCTCTTGATAAAAATCTTTGACTTTTTCATTTTGAATATTTATACCTAATTAACTTAACATCTTTATAAGTTAATTTACTTCTTCAATTTTTCTCTCATCTAGCCAATAGTCTATGTTTTTGTGCATGTAAGTGATTGTCGTTAGCAGATATCCACTCTAAGTTGTCAACACAATTATTACGTTTGTTTCAATTTTTATGATTAACTGTTAGGTTACTCTTTCATAAAAATGCTATTGCTACAAGTCTATGTATTGTTATACTTCTATATTTACCATACATTGATAAATTCACATATGTATATCAACTTTTATTAACTCTTGTTTTTAATATTCTTGGCAGATTATTTTTAAAACTTCTTAATCTACCGAAAGAAGATATCTGATACATTCCTTTGTATCAATCTATGTTTCTCCATAGTTCTTTCATATTTTTTTAATATATCATTAAATTGTAAAAGTACAAACGAGCTGCCACTGCTCTACACCGCTTTATCTATTTCTTTCAGACTACTTTTTTAACAGGTTTACATTTACCTAATCCTCTTCCTGTTCTTGCTCATTTACCTCTTGGTCATGTCTTGTCAAATTTTGGCATATTATAATTTAATTTTAAGTTCAATTTTTAAATTAATCTCATCATGTTCATATAGATTAGAAATCTCTAAAACTCTGATGTCTTTTCTTAATTTGGCATAAAGCTTTTCAGCTGCCATATCCAATACCTTCTCTTTTGTCTCTTCATTTATAAAGTTGTTACTTTTTCTCTCTTCGAATTTAATCATACTTTTTATATTATTTTAATTAGGCAGAGTATGCCTTAAGATTAACTTGTTTGAATTACCCTAATCTTTAGCTAGTTGAATACTTAGTCTGTACTACGTACAGCCTGAATACATCATTTCTCTCGGGTTACCCCTCGTTCAATTCTGTATTCCTAGTTTTAATATATATATATATATATACATACCATATTTAATAGTATATAGTAAATAGATCAGATCTCGGATAATATGCCCTGTCTTAGAGGAAAGAAGTTCATCAATATAATCCTCATTCAGTAACTTGCGTAGACTTTTATCATTTCAATAAACTGATCTACTTCCATTTCTCTAGCTAGGCTCACCTTAGTGTCCTGCTGTCTCTTCTACTACACAAATGGTTTACACGTAATGTAGTAGGCTTTAGCAATATCATCAGATTCAACTTTTAGTTTAATCTTCACTCTTCATTTGATTGGCATTCCTATGGGGCTGAAGAGATTATAGCCCTACCATCCATAGGTCATGACTATTTTCTAATCATGTACTTATATTATACACCCTACATTTTAATTTGTCAAGCCCCCTTTTCATTGGGGTTTTTGTCTACTTTTACACCAAACATTTATTTTATTTTTTTTTAAATGTTTCATGCCTATATTTTAGCTAATATTCGTAACAGCACTTTTTTAGAAACAAAAATAAATAATATTTTTATCAAAAAAAAATAATAATTTTTAAAATATATTCTTTTTTATTTTATTTATACTAATATTAGCTAATTAATACCCCCCATATGTTATTAACAGCCTAGGTTACCCTGTGGATAACCTGTGGATAACTTTCGTTATCATGTATAACTTCGTTATATATGTATAACTTTATGCTACGTATTATGTTAGACACTAGGGTGGTGGATATATACACACTAGGAAGCCTCGCCTTTTATATTTGGATTGGATTTATCAATCCCCCCACTTGACAACTAGGAAAATATTTGCTATAATTAAAGAACAATATACTATAATATACTATAATATACATTTATATATAGAGCAATTAGTGAATTGCTTAATAGCAATTGTTGAATTGCTTAATAGCAATTAGTGAATAGGCAAAGCCTATTATTGAATAGCACTTTTTAACAATAGACACTGGGTGGGTGGGTTGAGTTATGAATATA